GCAACTTTATTGGCTTTGTATCGTCAATTTCGAATGACAATGAATTATAAATATACACCTTCTGAACGAAGTTACTGGTTTATTCAAAGTGTTAAAGACATTGTTATTGGTAAATTAATGGCTCGAGAGAAAAATAGTGTTAATGCTGAGACACTTGATAATATGGCCATCTGTATTGTTATAAAATTTTTGGCAGTTAATAAATTAGCCGCACCCGTAATGTGTCCTACTATCACAGTGACGAATGAAGATTTCGATGAAGTCAATGATCTCATATGGGCTGCATTAAGAAAGACGAAGAATGATGGTCTCGGATTATTTTTTGGAGTATTGCATCGTGCTTTCTTGTATTACTACGCTATTAGATTTCATTTTCAATTCCCAGTGTCTGTTACTTTCTCAGGAGAGGCGTTCTCCTCCTTCCTACTTCTTCATTAAGAGAAGTTCCTACTGAGGCAATGGCCTACCTAAGACAACCTATCCGCAAAGGTTTACCGAATATAGCTTTCAGATGGATAGCTTGTTCCAATAAAGCAGGGTTGCCATATGCCTTGAACATTCAGGCGTTTACTCCTGATGTTCCGTTCTGTACCGATCCGCATGATAATCTTACCGTATTAGCAGGTTACTTGAAGAGGATTTCATGCATAGTCCCAGTAACAGAAAACACCACTGAAGAATTGAAAAAACTCAAGTTACATGTAAAAAGATTCTTGGAAAACCTAGAAATCAAAAGAGACATTCACCCGTTGTTAAGAGTAGAAAATGATTTAAAATTTTTTATGGATTGGATTCGTAATAATAAGAATTATGACCAAAATAGAAAAACCCAATTATGTCTAGCATTGTCAAAATGTTGTATGGAAGGAAAAATCTTGGATGTTAAAGATTTTGACTGCAAGAGTTTCGTGAAAAGAGAATTTTATGAAATGGAAAAAATGGTTAGATTGATTAACAGTAGAAGTGATAAATTTAAAGTATTGGTCGCACCTTTTATAAGTGCTATTGAAACACAACTGTACAAATTAAAGTATTTTGTTAAGCATAACACAGCTATTGAGATCGCCAGAAAATGTTCCCATATGACCAAACATCCTTTTTATTTGCAAACTGATTACAGTGCTTTTGAAAGTTGTTTTTCCCTTGCCTATTCAGAGACGGTTGAGCTGCAGTTGTTTGAATTCTTTTTAAAAAATAATACTGATGTATTGTCGATTGTTAAACAATGTTATTATCATGGACCAAAGCCTAGGGTTATAAAATTAATTAATGCTGAGTTTATTGCATATGCTACTGAATGTAGATTATCTGGTGAAATGTGGACCAGCCTAGGAAATGGATTTTCAAATCTCATGAATATTACTTACTTGTGCAAAAAACATGGTATTCGAATGAATGGTATTGTTGAAGGGGATGATGGTTTATTTAATTTGGATTCTGCAAGGCTGACCCCTGAAGATTTTAAGGATTTAGGTTTCAATATAAAAATGGAATATAAGACCAATATTAAAGATACTAGTTTTTGTTGCTTGACTTATAATGATGAAACAAATCACTTGTTATATGCACCTGAACAAATTGCTCGAATGGGATGGACTGTTCATGCTCGATATTTGAAATCGCGAAGACCTATATTACTTGGTTTACTGAGAGCCAAAGCAATGAGTGTTTATGCATCTGCCCCTTTCACACCTATATTAGGACCTCTTGCCACAAAAATAATAAAACTCACTCCTAATGTGCCTGATATGACTTTTACTGTTTATAATAAATGGATTGTTGATTATGATTTGAAATTTAAGGAAAATGTAATTCAAATAAAAGATCGTGTGATCTATGAAAATAAATTTGGGATTTCTTTAGGACAACAGTATCTTTGTGAAAAAATTATTGATGAAGCTAATAGTTTAGAAGATATCAAATTGCCGTTCCGATTTTTGGAACAGCAATCTATTAATTTAATGATTTAATTTGATAAGTTACGATCACCCCACCTATTGATTATTGAGTATGATTATGTTAGGCTCTCTATCCGGAGCTCCTTTGGAGTATCTTGTTCCTATGCTGTCGTGGCAACTGGGAGAGATTATTTCTGGATCGGGAGGACCAGTCTTCATAGTATCGATAATCCAATGAATATTATTATATCTATCATATGTGAGAAGTAGTCTGTAGACTTTGCCTTCTTATGATACTAAAGATAATTACATTGATCTCAAAGGTTATTAGGTGGGCCTGGGCTCGGAGGGCCTATGGTTTAATCACCACTGTTAGATTATTACATCTCAAAAGTAATGGACGAAAAACAAATTCTCAACGAAATTCTTAAGGAAACAAAGCAGAAAAAGAAAACCACAAGCAATAATTTCAGACGTGGATTTGGCCGCGGCAAACCACGTTATTTTAAGCCTAAATTTAGAAGACCTCCTCAGTTTTATGGTCGAAGACAAGGATTCCGACCAAGTCGCAGACGAAATACTTATAAAATTCGATTTGGACAACAACAAGATCTTGCATTTAATAATAGCCCCAGTTTCAAGGGCATGGGAAACACTTTCACGACTCCCGTATCCGAATCAAAAATAGTACAATCTTATTTTAGTTTTAAGGATGATGTTATTACATTTTGTCAACCAATACCTACTTATTTATATATTTTAGCCTCAGCAACTGTACCCTTACACCCCATGATTTATTTTGGCAGAACAGCTAATATGGCTCTGAACTTCGCAAATTATTCTGTAAAAAGAGCAGTTTTGCATTATGTGCCATTGATTGGATCTACTAGTACTGGTATGATCGCTATAGGATCAACCAGGAATTGCGTTCCTCTGTCTTATGATACCACGATTCAGTTCAACTCTTTAACTCAAATCAATGCTGAAATTAACCCGGTTTGGATGTGCTCAAAATTTGGCATAAAAGACCT